CAAAGGACAATTTAAAACAATATTAGTTTCAATGTTGGGAGTTATAACAACTAGTGGAATATTAGATACTAAGCCAGTTATTAAGACTATAGTAGATGTAACATTAGGTATTTTAACTCGTGATGTCATTAATCATGCTACAACATATAATAAATGATTTTTAATTTATTAATTGAATAAAATGAAAACAAGTCAAAACGGAATAAATTTAATAAAACAATTTGAAGGATGTAGATTAAAAGCATATCCTGATCCTGGTACTGGTAATTTACCTATTACAATTGGATATGGTAATACAACGAGAGCTGATGGTAGTAAATTTAAATTAGGTGATGTTATAACTCAAGCAAGGGCTGAAGAATTACTTTTAAATCTATTACCTAAATATGAGAAAATTGTAAATAATAATATTAAAATAGTTTTAAATCAAAATCAATTTGATGCTTTAGTTTCATTCTGTTGGAATTGTGGATCATCTAAAACTTTATTTAGTTTAATTAATAATAAAAGTGAACACGTTTACGATTGGTGGATTTCTCATTATATTACTGGTGGTGGTAAAGAATTAGCTGGTTTAGTTAAAAGAAGAAAAGCAGAAGCATTGTTATTTATAAAAAAATAGTATCTTTACTGTATTCATAATTTTTAGGTTTTAGGTTAATAAAGTGAGTGGTTTTATACTGCTCACTTTTTTTTTATGAAAATAAATAATAAAAGGCACTATTTATTAAAATAAGTTTCGTAGATTTGCAGAAGTAATTAACTTTTAAAATTAAAAATTATGAGAAAACAAGAAGTAATTGAAGCTATTGATGAATATGTAGCTAGAGAATTAGAATCAGCTAACAGATTTCAAGCAGATGGTTATTTAACTGCATACACTTGCACGTTATCAACAGTAAAAGCCCTTACAGATTTAAGGGATTTAGTAAATCAAATTAATGTAATAGACGAATTATAATGATCGTAACAATCGAATTTAAAGGTATTAATTTACAAGTTGAAATTGTACCTAATTATCCAACATTTGAAGAAGAAAATTTATGTATAGAACCGAATCCAACTATTGAGAGTATTAAACTAGAAGATAGTGAGATTGATATACAAAATTTATTTGATTTAGATTTAATTTTAGAATTATTATGAAAGAAACAAACATAGACTGTATGAAATACCGTAAATCAACGCATTTAGCTGGTATTGATGTTGAAACAATTATATCTGAAAAAGGTAATTGTATTTTAACAATTAAAGAAGCATATTACAATAAAAATGTAGATGTTTCTGGAAATAAAACAGATGGTTACTTCCTGGAGTTCATTGAAAATGTAAAGCCAATGGTAGTAAATTCTATTAATAGAAAGACAATTTCAGAATTACTAAAAAAATCAAAAGGTATTAGTTCTGCTGATTCTAGAAACATTGGTAATTGGTCAAATTTTACAATTGAATTAACATTTGATGAAAATGTAAAAATGATGGGTAAAATAACTGGTGGTATTCGTGTTAAAAATCAATTACCAACTATTTTATTACCTATACTAGAACATGGTGATATATTTAATAAATGTAAAATAGCTATTAAATCAGGAAGCTATACAATAGATCAAGTTAAAACAAAGTATCAAGTTAGTGTTGAATTAGAAAAAGAATTATTATCATGAAACAATTTAAAATTAGAGCTTCTCAAATTGGTAAAATAATGGGAGAATCAAAACCAAAAGGTAATTTATCAACTACTTGTACTACTTATCTTAAAGAATGGTATAGTGAACAAATGTATGGTGAACGTGAAGAAATTAGAAGCAAGTATTTAGATAAAGGAAATCTTTGTGAAAATGAAGCTATTGATATTATAGCAGATCGTCTTAATTTAGGTTTAGCATTTAAAAATGTTACTTTCTTTGAAAATGAATTTATAACTGGTACTCCTGATATAATAACTGAATCAATGGTTATAGATGCAAAATGTAGTTGGGATGGTAAAACATTTTTAGACTCTGTATTAAGTCCTATTAATAAAGATTATGAATGGCAGTTAATTGGATATATGAACTTAACTCAAAGAACTGAAGCAAAGTTATGTTATACTTTATTAGATACTCCAGAAGAAGCTAATTATGGTATAGAAGTAATATATTCAAATATTCCTATTCAAAAAAGATTTAAAGCCTTTACAGTTGATTATTCAGATGAAAAAATACAATCTATTCATGATAAAGTAGAGAAATGTAGAGAATGGTTAAATGATTATGATAACCAAGTTAAGGAATGTTTAGAATTTTAATTTTACCAGTATTCGGAGTAGTATTTATATTGCTACTCCGATCACATAAAGAAAAAGAAACAATACAAATATTTAAATATGAGCAAAGAGAAACAATATGTAACGGAGATTCAATTACCTACATTAAAGAATGTTGGGAGACCGAAAATAACGAACGCAAAAATGGTAAAGTCTTTGATTCCAATAGATCGGATTTGTGAGTTTAAGGAAGTAGTTAGATCATTTCAGAAAAAATAATTTATATAATAACTGTCTAGTATTTAGGCAGTTATTTTTTTATTTGTGAATTATTTTAAAAATAATGTTTATAATACTTGTTTATTAAATATATGTGTGTAACTTTGCAGAAGACAAAACGAAATACTAAAAATTATGAAAAATCTAAACGTATTATTAAGAGTTATAGAAAACCTAGAGCAAAAGCAAATGGATGGAACTATAACAATGACAGAAGCAAGTATTTTGAATAGATTAATAGAACAAGCAGAATACCAATTACAATTTATAAAATAACCTTTAAAAACAAAAATTATGAAAACAATTAGAATCAGCAAAACAGTATTTCCCAAAGACAGACCCGAAAATTTCAATCAATGGAGTATGTATTTCTTCGGCTTGTATGCAGTAGAATTAGCTAAGGTAAAGCAAGGATGGGAAAAAAATAGTTACACACCAAAAAACAAATAGAAATTATGAAAACAAAATTAGACTTAGTAACAAAATTGCACTATGAATTAAATTTAGAAAACTTCTTTAATGTGCAATTCAATGATTTTCAACTTACATTATTAGCTTGGAATTCAGATGGACTAGAAAAATTACTATTCGATAAAGGTTATCAATTTCAATGGAATGAAGATTATAAAGGCTTAAGATATGAAAATGAAGATTTTAGTATAATGTTATATGAAAAACCAATTATTTTATGAGTAATCCTAAAGAAAAAGCAGAAGAGTTATGTTTTAAATTTCAAGGAGATTTTAACTTAAATTGGACAATGTCAAAACGATGTGCTATGATTGCAGTTGATTTAGTATTGTCAAATAGATTGTTTTGGAAGGAAGATTATAATTATTGGAACGATGTAAAAGAAGAAATTAATAAATTATGAAAAACTTACAATTAATAAAAGATTTAGGGTATGAGCTTAACATCCTACAAAATATAAGATTTGGTACAAAAATACAATTCGATTTAAATGAATTGGATGAATTTATAAATAAGATCCTAGATTATAAACCAGTTGATATTGAAGAAAGTGAAAAAAATCAACAATCAATAAAATTACTAGACCTTATAGATTTATATGGCTTAAAAGACAGAAGTAGAAAACAAATGTTAGTTTATAACAGAATAGTTCTGGTAAATCATTTAAAGACTAATACAGTAATGACATTGCAATTTATTGGTTCTTTCTTCAATCTTCAGCATGACACAATTATTTATTATTTATCCCAATATGAACGATTAAAAGGAGATAAGTATTTCAAAGAATGTACTTCAAATTTAAGAAACGATTTAAAAAATTTACAATTATGAAAACAGATAAAGAATTAATAAGAAATAAGCAATATCAAGAAGCTCTAGGTGATAATTATTGCTATAAACCTATTTATGTAATGATATTTGAAGATGGTTTATGTATAGATCAATTAAATGAAAGATTTGAATCTAAAATTGAAGCAATAAAATGGTTGAATGATAATAAACAACCATTAACAGAAGGTAAAGAATATTATTTTGGAAACATTAATCACGATTGGTTATAAAAATTAAAATTATGAAAAAGAACATTTTAACATTAGGAGCTTTAATATTAGCTAACGTATCATTAGCACAATGGACAAATAAAAATATTAATAACGGATTTGATGATCCATATAAAATATGTCATACAAAAGAAAATAACAAAGCTGTTTTAAAACTTGAAAATGTAGATGGCGAAGTAGCTTTTTATTTGCAAGGTGGATACTTTTGTGATGATTATTTAACAGTTGATATTTCATTAATGGTAAATGGTATTTGGAAAAAGTACTCAGTTACTGGAGAGAAAAGTACAGATAGTAAAGCAGTATTTTTAATTAATGATTTAACCAGTAGTGAAATTGTTCTAGATTTTTTAAATTCAACATCAATTAAATTAAGAGTTAATGAAACATATTGCGAAACTGAATATTATCAGTTTAATATGTCTGGAAGTACATCAGCATATCAATTTATTAAATAATTAAGATTATGACAAAGAAAGAAATACAACTTAAAAGAAAGTTAGAACTTCAAAAATATAAACTTGAATATCAATCTAATCAAGAACATTACGACAAAGAAACTATATTAATGTTAGCATTACAACAAGCATACATTGAAAGATTAGAAGAGCAAATGAAAGTTAATCCAAATCATTTATTAAAAAAGTTACATTTTGCTTTAAACGAATGGATCAATGAACCAGTTATAAGCATTGCAATGAATGAAGATAAAGATGATTCTATTAATCAATTAACTAAAATTGTTAATTTAGGATATGAAGCAGTTGAATATTTAGAAACTAAAATAAAATCAGAATGGATATAGAAATTAGATTTAAAGCATATTTACAATCACCAGGTAATAATGTTGCTAGAAAGAGATTAAACTTCTTTAAAACAATTAAAAGTATAAAAGAAATAGCTTATAGAGATCATATACGTTCAATGGTTACAATGAAGCATAATAGAAAAGATTTTTTTGGATATGCTATTACTAACTTTTATCTAAAAAATAAAGGTGATGATGAAGATACTAATTAATAATAAATGGTATTCAATCATAAAGAAAGAAGGTAACTATGCCTTAATTCAATTTGAAAGTGGAAAATTTGTTTGGAATATTAACGGATTAGAAATATCTTTACCTTAACAGTAGTTTGCACGAATTAAATCGTACCAGGTAAACTCATTTTATAAAACCTTAACATTAATTTGTTAAGGTTTTTTTTATTATGCTTAATTTAGATACGGATAATAAATAAATTATGGTAGAAAATGTAAATCGAATAATGGAACTTTATAGTTCTGGACTTGGAAAATCAGAAATAGCGAGAATTATATGTAAAGAAAATAATATTCCATATTCCGATACGAAAAGAAGGATAATAGGGAAACTAATCAGTAGGAGAGTAGATAAAGGAATAGTTTCAGAATGTGAAAATATTGGAATAGATATAGATAAAGTCAAACATTATTGGTATAAAGGTAAAAATTACTCAATCAATGTAAAAGGTGAAACAGATACTTTTAGTTATGAAGATTTTAAAGAAGATTTTATTGGAACAGTAAGAGATTTAGCACCTAATCATATTCAGATAATCAGAAACAAATCAGATGAAGAATCACATTGTTTATTAATTGATCCAGCTGATGTTCATATTAATAAACTTTGTTCTGCATTTGAAACTGGTGAAGAATATAATTCACAAATTGCAGTACAAAGAGTAAAAGATGCTGTTGCAAGTATAATTAAAAAATCAGAAGGTTTTAATATAGATAAAATTATTTTAATTGTTGGTAATGACATATTAAATGCAGATAATGCAAAAAATACAACAACTAAAGGAACAAATCAAGATGTACATTTGAAATGGTTCGATGCTTTCTTAATGGCTAAACAACTGTATATTGATATTATCGAAACTTTAGTATGTATTGCTGATTTAGAAATAGTTTATAATGTATCAAATCATGATGAAATGTCAGGATTTTTTCTAATGGATAGCTTGTATAGTTGGTATAATGAACATAAAAATATATCATTCAACCGATCTCCAGCTCACAGAAAATATACAATTTATGGTAAAAACCTTATTGGAACAAGCCATGGAGATGGAGCGAAACAAACAGATTTACCATTATTAATGTGTCATGAAGCAAGTGAGTTCTGGCATGAATGTAAACATAGATATTGGTTCACCCACCATGTGCATCATAAATCCTCAAAAGATATTATGTCAGTACAAATAGAAAGTTTACGTTCACCAAGTCCAGCTGATTCCTGGCATCATAAATCTGGCTATCAACATTCACCTTTAGCAATTGAAGGCTTTTTATTTCATAAGGAATTTGGACAAGTAGCTCGTTTAACTGTTTTATTCTAAAATATGGGAAAGATAATTTTAGAGTTTGATTCAATAGAAGAACAAGAAGAAGTACTTTCTGCAATTAACGGTTCAAAATGGAAAAATGCATTTTGGGAACTAGATCAATATTACAGAAGCAAATACAAATATTCAGAAATTGACAGCGAGATAGAAGAAGCTCAACGAATGAGAGATAAAATTAGAGAGATTTTGGAAAATAATGAGTTGATTTTGTAATTAAGTGTAAACATGACAACCAATTTTGATTGATTATCAATACTTTAAACCATTTGGTTGTCATAGGTAAAATAAAAAAAATATAAAATAAAAAAAAATATTTTTCAAAAATGGCTAAGTGTAAACTTTTTGACTTAAAACATTGATAATCAATTAAAATTGGTTGTCATAGAGGTTGTCATTGGTTGTCATTGGTTGTCATAAGGTTTACACTTAATATTATTTAGAATTAATATAAATAAACTAAAAATAATATCAATTAAAATAAATTAATTACATTTGTCCACATATCTGGGCATAGATATTAAAGAAATTATTAGAAATGGCTTGTAGATTAGTAGGAATGCCCTCCGAAAATTTACAAGCCTTTCGTTTTTAAATTAAGGGCATAAATGAAATTAGAATTAGGTAAATTAAAAAAATTCTTAGATGATGGTTACTCAGTAATTACCATTGGAGATAAAAAAGTTCCAAATATTCCTTGGAAAATTCGTCAAGAAATACCATTTACAAAAGATGCTTTTGAAGAAGCATATGAATTAGAATCTACTAAAGGTCAAGGATTCTGTACTGGTTATAATGGTTTAGAAGTTTTTGATATTGATTTAAAAGTACTTCCAACACTTCAGAAACAAACAGAGTTCTGGAATGAATATTTGTCATTTCTTCAAGATAATATAGCAGATTTTGAAGATAAATTTGTAATCTATAAAACTGTTTCAAATGGTTATCATATTCTTTATAGATGTGAGCAAGTTGGTGGTAATCAAAAAATAGCTACTTTAAATGATTGTAAAGAAGCTATTATTGAAACTAGAGGTATTGGTGGGTATGTTTTTATTTATGAACGTAAAGTAAGTAAATTAAGTTATTCAGAAATTCAAAATATATCTATTCATGATCGTGAAGTTTTATTTGGAGTTTCAAAATACTTTGATTCTAAAAAAGATATTATTACAGAAAATCCAGTTAATGAAGTAGTTAAAAAAGTTACTGAATATAATGAAAATGAAATTAAACCATGGGATGATTTTAACGAAAAAACAACAGTATGGGAATTAATAGAATCTGATTTTACTATTGTTAGAAGATTAAAAAATAAGAATGTAATAAAAAGACATGGAGCTACATCAGAACATTCAGGATATATTTTTAATGATACTGGTTTTATGTTTCTATTTTCTACTGGTACAATTTATCCAAATGAAACTTTATTAACTCCATTCCAAGTATTTACTTATAAATATTTTAATGGTGATTTTAAAGAAGCATCAAAAGATATTTATTCAAAAGGTTTTGGAAGCAGAATAGTTAAAAAGGTAGAATTATTAGAAAAGCAAATTGAAGTAAAAGCAGAAGATCTAGTTTTTCCTATTGATATATTTCCAATTTCTATACAAAATTATATGTTAGAATGTAATAGAACATTAAGCAGTTCTATTGATTACATGGGATGTTCAATGCTTTGGTTGATGTCGATTATTATTGGTAATACTTTAAAATGTGAAGTTAAAAAAGGATGGATTGAAAGTGTTAATATTTGGTTAGCTATTGTTGGTAAAGCTGGAGTTGGGAAATCTCATAATTTAGACATTATTACTTATCCTTTAAACTTTTTAAATAATTTAGAGATTAAAAAGTATGCTAAAAATTCACAAAGATTTAATGAATATAATACTTTAAGTAAAAAGGAAAAAGCAGAAACAGAACATATAGATCAACCTATTAAAAGTCAATTTATTGTTGGTGATATTACTTTAGAAGCATTAGTTCAATTGCACGAACATAATAAAAATGGTGTAGCAGTATTTAAAGATGAATTAGCTGGATGGTTTAAAGACATGAATAAATATAGAGCTGGTTCAGATTTAGAATTTTGGCTATCTAGTTGGTCTAATAAATCAATTGCTTTGAATAGAAAAACAAGTGAATCTAGTTTTGTTTCAAGTCCTATTATTCCAATATTAGGTGGTATTCAACCAAGTGTATTAAGTTCAGTATTTACAATTGAAAATAAAGACAACGGTTTTATTGATAGAGTTTTAACTTCATTTCCAAATGTAAAGATTGAAGAGTGGAATGATGAAGAAATGGATGAAGAAATACTTGAATGGTATAAAAATTATATTATTACTTTATTTCAATCATTTAAGAAAATACTTAAAACAGATAATGATGGTGAAATAGTACCTATTATAGCTCGTTTTAATCCAGATGCAAAGGTAGAATTGAAAAGAATATTTAATGAGATCACAAAGGTTCAAAATTCAGATGAAGAAAATGAATACATGAAATCAATGTTGCCTAAACAAAAAAGTTATTTACCTCGTTTTGCATTAATGATTAATACATTAGAAGTATTTGATAATGATACTAATGAACCTTTATATTGTATTACTAAAGAATCTATTTTAAAGGCTGAAAAACTATCTAAATATTTTATTTCAATGGCTAAAAAAATTAAGATTGATAGTACAGAAATAAATGAATACAAAGAAACTTTAAATAAAAATAAAGCATTAACTAAAAAAGAAAGAGTAGTACAGATTTATAAAGAAAATCCAGATTTTAATCGTTCAGAAGTTGCTGAATTAATCGGAGTTTCAAGACAAATGATAACTAAATACCTAAAAGATTTATGAATATTACACAAAAAAGAGCAATAGCTAAAGAAATAAAAGATAATTTAATAGTTGGTGAAATATTAGATAATGGTTCAGATTTTGAATATTTAAATGAATATTTTAAATTACATCCTAATTATAATGAAAAATTTAATAATGGTTGTGCTGGATTTATTAAACGAAATAAAGAAGGATGGGGAAGTAATTCAGAATGTTTACATATTATTGATGAAGATTTAAATGAAATATCTATATCAGTTAATTTTCCTTTATCAATTAATAAAAGAGCTGAAGTAATTAAAGCATTTAGAAACTCAGTACATAATGAAATAATTGCATTCAAAAAAACTTTTGTTAAAGGAGTTACAAAATGTGAAATATCAAATAAAATAATTCATGAATGGGATGATATTAATATAGATCATCATAATTTAGATTTTACAAATATTGTAGAAAAATTTATTTTTTTAAATAATTATAATTTTGAATCAATCTATGAAAATATAATTTATGATGATTCAATTACCCTATTTAAAGATTTTGAATTTAGAGATCAGTTTATAAAATTTCATAATGAAAATACAACTTTAAGATTCACGTTAAAAAGTGAGAATCAAAAAAAAGTATTACCAAAATTAAGAGATTACCAGGTAGAACTTTCACAAAAAGCAGTTGAGATATTACAAGATAAAAAAATAGTTTATTTAAATATGCAACCTAGAACTGGTAAAACATTAACTGCTTTAAATGTAGCTAAATTATACGGTGCTAAAAATGTTTTATTTATAACTAAAAAGAAGGCTATAAATTCAATTAAAGACGATTACAGCAACTTTAATTTTATATTTAATATAACTGTCATAAATGCAGAATCATTACATAAGATTGAAGATAATTTTGATTTAATTATTTCAGATGAACACCATTCAATGGGAGCTTTTCCAAAACCAAGCAATAGAGCTAAAAAATTTAAATTGAAATATTCATATTTACCTATGATTTTTTTAAGTGGAACAATGTGTACTGAAAGTGGATCCCAAATATTTCACCAGTTCTGGCTATCTTATTATTCACCATTTAAAGAATATGGTAATTTTTATAAATGGTCTAAAATATTTGTAGATGTAACTGAGAAACATTTAGGTTATGGAGTTGTAAAAGATTATTCTAATGCTAAAATGGATTTAATCAATCCTATAATTGATGAATACACAATTAAATATACACAAGAAGATTCTGGATTCAAATCAAAAGTAAATATTGAACATTTATATTGTGAAAAAATAAATGAAATATTAATTAAAAGACTAAAAAAGGATTTAGTTATTGAAGGTAAAGAGGAAGTTATACTTGCAGATACTGGATCAAAATTAATGCAAAAGATTCACCAGTTAGAAAATGGAACAATTAAATTTGAAAGTGGAAATACTAAAGTTTTGGATTATTCAAAAGCTCATTTTATAAGAGATAAATTTAAAGATAAAAAAATAGCTATATTTTATTATTACATTGCAGAATTTGAACTATTAAAAGAAGTTTTTACAAATTATACTACAGATATAAAAGAGTTTAATAATTCAAATAAAACATACATAGGACAACAATATTCCAATGCTATGGGAATTAATTTAAGTTCAGCAGATAGTTTAGTATTTTATAATTTTGGTTTTAGTGGTACAAATTTTATCCAGTCAATTGATCGTTTAACAACCATAAATAGATTAGAAAATAATGTTTATTTTGTTTATCCACAAGGTAGTTTAACTGAAAAAATATTGAAAGTAGTAAAACAAAAGAAAACATTTACAGAAAAACAATTTTTAAAAACATTATAATGGCTTCAAAATTACAGACAAAAGTTATCAAAGATTTAGAGAGTAATGGTTATTTTGTAATAAATCTAACACGAACTAATAAAAATGGAATAGCTGATTTACTAGCTTTGAAATGTGGTGAAAATCCTATATTTATTGAATGTAAAGAAAAAGGAGATACGTTAAAACCTTTACAAAAATTTAGAGGAGAAGAAGTTAAAAAATATGGTTGTGAATGGGTTGTTGTTAAAGAAAATTAATTATATTTGCGACAAATAAAATACTAAAAATATGAAAGTAGAAGGAACACTAAAAGTAAAAAAAGAAACAATACAAGTTTCGGAATCGTTTTCAAAACGTGAATTTGTTATCACAGTTCAGGATGGAGCTTATACAAATGATATTTTAATTCAGCTAGTGAAAGATAAGTGTGCATTGATTGATGCATTTAACATTGGAGATATGTTGGAAGTTGAGATTAATTTGTCTGGTAAATGTTGGATAAATCCACAAGGTGAAGAAAAATATTTTAACTCGCTTAATGCATGGAAGATAACGAAGCTATAATACTATTCAACTTTTTTATTTGGTTTCGTGAAAATGGTGAAAAGCATATTGATAAGTCAATAGAGAAAATGATTAAAATTTATTTAAATGAAAAATATAATAGCTGAATCGAAAACATCTCCATTAACAATTAAAGTTAATTATACGGATAGTCATATAACGAGAGGTATAGTGTTAAAACCTGACAGATTTAATAAAATAGGTGATGTTGATTACTGGAGTACATCATCTTTTAATTTAATTACAGAAATGGATAATGAGATGGAGATAAGATTAGGAACAAAGCTAGTTGCTTGTAATGATTATTATTGTCATGATGAAAAATGCACAACTAAAGGTTCAATTTATGAAGTTTGTGATGTTGATTTTGAACATGATCTATTTTATATTATTGATGATTTAGACGATAAAATACTATTTGATTTTTCAGATGTTCCAAATGTATGGTTTAACTTTTATAAGAAGAAAAAAGATCCTATAGTAAAACAAGTAACCGACAAATTTAAAAATCGTTCTAAAGTTGGTATTGAGAAATATGGTACTACTTTAGCTGAAAATAATACAGATGATTTTCTGGAGCATTTACAAGAAGAATTAATGGATGCTACTTTGTATATCCAGAAGTTGAAAAGCCAATCTAAGGAAATGAGTGAAATGGAAATGATTGAATCGTTATTTGCTAAAGGTTATTTTATTTTTAAGCAATGCTAAATTATAAAGAAAAGTTGTTGAGCCTACCTAATCGGACAAACGTAATTACTCCGATTGGGTACGTTGAACACCTTCATAAAACTGTAAATTTATTCGATAATTCTAAACCAGAAGATTTTATTTGTTTAAAATCATTATATTTGAACTATGATTCGATCAAAACTAGAAGTAAGAGAAGATAAAATAAAAAAACTAATTCCTGATGCTGTATTTAAAGATGGTATATTGATTAGTCCTTTACCTACTATTAAGTTTGGTCATAGAATTAGAAATGAACCAGAATTTATTGAAATAGCTTTTTCAAAATATTCTTTTGATAGTATGATTGAAGCTATGAAAAATAAAAAAATAATATTAATATTATAAGATTCAGTTAACTAATTTAAACTGATTTAAAATGGATAATAGAGTAAAAAACAAAGGTACTAAAGGTAATAATGGTGGTAGACCTTCAAAGGCTGAAGAACAAAACTTAATACAAAAACTTTCGCCATTAGAAGAACAAGCATTTATAAAACTTTCTGAAGCTATTGATAGTGGAAAAGATTGGGCAATTAAAATGTTTTTTGAATATATGTTTGGTAAACCTAAACAACAAACAGATATTACATCAATGGGTGAAAAAATACAAAATGTTATTCAATTAGGAAGTGGAATAAATCCAAATGAAACTACTGATTAAGCAAGAACACGCAACATTTTATTTACAAGATAAAATTACAGAAGAAGTTCTTTATGGTGGAGCTGCTGGTGGTGGTAAATCTGCATTTGGATGCCTTTGGTTGATTTCAATGTGTCAAAATTATCCAGGAACAAGATGGTTAATGGGTAGAGCAAAACTGAAGACATTAAAAGAAACTACTTTAAATACTTTCTTTGAATTAGCAAGTAAATTAGAGATAGGTGATGAATTTAATTATAATGCTCAATCAAATGTTATTTACTTTGAAAATGGTAGTGAGATCATTTTAAAAGATTTATTCTTATATCCTTCCGATCCTAATTATGATAGTTTAGGTTCATTGGAGATTACTGGAGCATTTATTGATGAATGTAACCAAGTTGTATACAAAGCCTGGCAAATAGTTAAATCAAGGATAAGATATAAATTAACAGAATATAATTTAATCCCTAAAATGTTAGGTACTTTAAATCCAGCTAAAAATTGGACATATAAAGAATTTTATCAACCATCTAAGAATGGAACATTAAAAAATTATAGGAAATTCATTCAAGCATTACCACAAGATAATCCACATTTACATCCTTCTTATTTAAAATCATTATTGCAATTAGATAATAATGCAAAACAAAGACTTTATTATGGAAATTGGGAATATGATGATGATCCATCTACATTAATTGATATGGATGCTATTATTGATTATTTTAATCCAGTACATTTAAATAATGAAGGTAAATATTATTTAACAATTGATGTAGCTCGTAAAGGAAAGGATACAACCGTTTATAGAGTATGGAATGAATGGAAGTGTATTGATGTAATTATATTTGCTAAAAATACAATAGTAGAAGCATTTGATGAAGCTAGGAAATTACAAGCTAAATACAATATACCAAATAGTCAAACAATAGCAGATGAAGATGGAGTTGGTGGTGGACTTGTAGATATGTTAAGATGTGAAGGTTTTGTAAATAATAGTAGAGCTTTAAATGGGGAAAACTATGAAAATTTAAAAAGTCAATGTTCCATTTTAATGGCTAAAAAAATACAGAATAGAGAATGTGGTGAGATTTCAAATAATACTCATATTCGTGATCTTGTTAGTGAAGAAATGGAGCAAATTAAACAAAAAGAAATTGATAAAGATACTCGTTTAGGTATTATATCTAAAGATGTTATAAAAGCTAATATAGGTCGTTCTCCTGACCATTGGGATAGTATAATGATGAGATATTATTTTGAGTTGAAACCAAAAGCAAAAGCACCTAGAAGTAGATTATTATGATAAAATTTAAAACTCAAATAAAGGATTTCAATTTACCTACTTCATGGAGTGATATTAAATTTAGCGACTATTTAAAATTACAAAGTTCAAATGAAATTCAAGCTATTCAAATATTAACTGGATTAAATGAGGTAGAAATATTGATGTTAGATATTGAGGTAATTACTCCATATTTAGAATTTCTCCAGGATGATCCAACTAAATTTGAAGAAAGTAATTTTATTAATGATATTGAACTTCCATTTGATTTAGGTCAGGAAAGTTATGAAAAGAAAATATTAGCTTGTAGAGATATTTCAAACGTATATGAAGTGATTAAAATTTATTCTGGAGTAGATTGTTTAAATTTAAATTGTGATGTCGTATTTCAAGCATATTGCTATCTATTGAATAGATTAATTAAAATAATTGAACGAGATAATGAACGATTAAAATCTGAGATCACAATAGAACAAAAAATGGCTGGTATTGATAGCTTTAATGAATTAGGTGATTTCAATACTATTGATATGATCGCTGAAAAATATAACTATACACATGAAGAAGTTGAACAACTTCCTTATAATTTAATATTTTTAATACTATTAAAACAAAATATAAGTAGTAAATTTGAAAGTAACTACAGTAAAATAATACAAGACAAATGACAATTAAACAATTAGTAAGTGATAAAGTAGCTTTAATGAGTTCAAATAATGAAAGTTATACTTTTTTACATTCAGAAACACAGTTTCAAAATCTTATGGCTGATGAACAATTATTACCATGTGTTTATTTGGATATGCCTATGAAATATACTCCTAAAATAATGAGTACTGGAGCTTTTCAAAGAACTTATATTTGTGTAGCTTTATTTCTATTTAAAAGTGAATTGGATGATAACGATATACAGCAAGAAGAAATATTTGTAAAGGCTGAGAATGCTCAAAGAGAGTTCCAGATTGCCCTTGAAAATGATGTAGATAATGTAAGAGATTTAAGTGTTGAAACGTGCGTTCAAGTCCAAAATTTATTTGATACAAATATGAGTGGTGTAATGATGCCTTTTAGTTTACGAATGATTAATTCTGATGGAGTATGTTAAAATATAAAAAATATCTTTGGATAATTTCAATAGTGAGTTGGTTATTAATTTGCTCAGTAATTTATTATGTCAACAAATAAAGAAATATTCGACCAATTTACAAATACAATTATCCCAGAACTAAAAAAAGTTAGTGGATCTTTAGGTTCTACAATGTATGCTGAAAATACTGAGGATAGTTTGACTATTTATGCAAGTCCATTTATTTCGGTATTATGGAAAGGTAGAAAACCAACTTCTCCTGGAGCAAAAACTGGAAATCCAACTTTACAACAAGCAATTTTAAGTTGGATAAAAAAGAAAGGTATATCAGGAAAAGCAAATGAAAAAGGAAATATTCCAACAAGTGAGCAATTAAGTTGGATGATGTCAAAATCTATTCATTTAAATGGTACTAAATTATACCAACAAGGTGGTAAACAAAATATTTTTGAACCTATTTTGACAGATAATAGAATAGATAATTTAGTAAATTTGATAGGTCAAAGGTATTATGTTCAAATAACTAATATTATTAAAGAATGATTTCAATTAAAAAGAATCCTAGTATATTGATAAATGGACAAAAATCAAAATGGTTTCCAGTTCATCAGCCTATTACATTTGAGATTCAAAGAATAGATGCAAATGTTTTACAAAAATATAATATTGGTGGAACAGAAATACATTTTAAATTAAATATTACTATTCCATCTTCAGTAAAAGTTGGTCAAAAAGTAT